CCTGAAAACATATTTCCCATAATTATTGACAACCCCATCTCACCTGATTATTATAATCTTGTATTTTTTATATGGGTGAACTTCACAAATGTATCTTCAACGGCCACAGGGGTTACTACAATCCTAGGACGGGGCGCGTTAGATTTGGAAAGTGTATATATTCCAGTATCGCGTCGGCTATAAAATATCTCAAGTGAAGATAGATGAGGAAGAAGAGTCTTGTGTTTAGTTGGTGGTTGTGGGCTTTATCCGTATCATACTATTTGGGATTTAATCCCTACTCTCCTCTATTACCTCTATTATTAGCAGTTGGAGTTGCTGCATATACTACGTCCATTAGATTTACAAGTGATTATCACTGGTCTAAAAGGGTAGTTATAATTGGTTTAGAGATTCTATTTGCATTACTCAGTTATGTAAAAGATCCGTCGAGGTCTCTTTTAAACACCGAGGATGCGATATTCAACGTCGTGGTGTTCTTGATTTATCTCCTCCACGTTCATTTAAATGGTACAGACGTATTTACGTTGTACTTCAAAACGTTCCCGGAATCTCATCGTGGGGAGACGTTCGTGGAGCATGTGAAGAAACTCATGGGGCGACCTTAATAAACACGGGTTTCTCAGGTCTAACAAGAAATAGTCCAACTTGTAAGACCCTACGTGCGATTTGCGATCCAACTATGATCGTACTACTTTCCACATACTTGCGAGAGTTTGGTCTATGATGATCCAGTACCTTCTTCATAGATAGAATCCTTCTTAGAGATATATTATTACAATGTACTGTATTTAATTCAAGATTAACTGGCTCATCGTACCTACCCCATACACTGTTGAAAAATAAATCAATATGTTTAGGTCTAGTACTATCACATATCATCAGAGAACACGTTCGTCCCATTTCTATTCTGTGTGATAAAAAATATCACTAAAAAGTAAGATGCCTCTTACTGATGCTGCCATCACCAAGAAGGTGGGGCAACTGCGTAAATCTGAAGGTAAGATCTACGCACCCCTTAAATATTTCAGGGGGCTTACAACTCTCGGGGAAGTTGAGACCCGCTATAAGAAGATGCTCAAGAAGGACTACAAAGGATTCAAGACGGACAGGGGCCAAAAAACGAAAACTTCTTCCTACACGCAAAAGTTTAGAAAAATGTATCCGGGAGCCAAATCCCTCCCTGAAATTTCTAAGGCTACTAAGATTCCTCTAAAGACCGTGAAGACCATCTACAATAGAGGACTCGCTGCGTGGAGAACCGG